TCTTTAGATAAAGACTTTAAATATAGTGACCTGTCAATCGGTGTCGCTATAGAATTTAAATAGGGGGAATAACTATGGATTGGATTACTGGAAGACTTAAAGAGCCTACAACTTATCTAGCACTTGCTCTTGCAGGTGTAGGACTAGGGTTTATGTTTAGTATGCCTATATTAACATGGGCAGGAATTATAGGCGGTATCTTTGGTATCGTTCTTAAAGAAAAGGGTGGGTCATCTTAATGGCCTACCTAAACCGTATACTACGTGCAATACTCGCTATGCCTTGCAACTGTTGTGATAAATGTCAGTGTGGTAGATAGTGAGTAGGCAACTTACAGAAAAGCAGCAAAAGTTCCTAGATGTTCTTTTTGATGAAGCAAAAGGCAACCCTGTAACAGCTAAGAAATTAGCTGGGTATGCAGATGGTGTGTCTTCTACTGTTATTATGGATGCTTTAAAAGAAGAAGTAAAAGATTTAACGTATAAGTTTTTATCTGCTACGGGAACTCGTGCTGCTTATTCTATGTTAGAAGTTCTTTCAAACCCTACAAGTTTGGGAAACAGGGAAAAAATAATAGCTGCTAAAGATCTATTAGATCGAGCTGGCTTTGTAAAAACAGATAAGGTAGAAATAAAAACAGAAAGTCCATTATTTATTCTACCACCAAAACAAGATGAAGACGATTAAAACTTGGAAGATACCTATGCCAGAAGAAACTGAAGATGGCCTTGTTTGGAAACCTGTAGTAAGAGTAGGAAGAATAATTCCTTTTGGGTATAGACAAGACCCAGAAGATGATGATATAATACTTCCAATCCCAGAAGAGTTAGAATTGCTAGAGCAAGCAAAAGTATACCTTAAACAGTACAGTCTTAGGAATGTAGCTGACTGGTTAAGCGAAGAATCTCAAAGGTATATCTCTCATGTGGGTTTAATGAAGAGAATTAAACTTGAACAAAAAAGAAAAAAAGAAGCTTCAACTCAACGCTACTATGCCCAACGGTATAAAGAAGCGGCAGAAAAAGCAAGGAAGCTTGAAGAAGAACGTATCGGTAATACAAGAATCGAGTACAGTATCAGCACAGCCTAGACCTGAAGAGTTTGAAGTAGAAAAAGCTGAACAAGTAATTTTTCAACCAAACCCTGGACCACAGACAGAATTTCTCTCTGCTTCAGAACAAGAGGTTTTATACGGAGGTGCAGCAGGTGGTGGTAAGAGTTTTGCCATGCTTGCAGATCCAGTACGTTATTTAAACAATCCTGCATTTAGAGGTTTGTTAGTACGTAGGACAACGGAAGAACTAAGGGAACTTATTTCTGTATCTAAGCAATTATATCCAAAAGCAATACCGGGTATAAAGTTTATGGAAAGAGATAAAACTTGGGTAGCACCATCAGGTGCAACACTTTGGTTATCTTATCTAGATAGGGATGATGATGTCACACGTTATCAAGGACAGGCTTTTTCTTGGATTGGTTTTGACGAACTTACACAATGGCCTTCTCCTTACCCTTGGAATTATATGAGGTCACGATTAAGAACTACTCGTGATAGTAATTTAAAATTATACCAAAGAGCTACTACTAACCCAGGAGGGCCAGGACATAGTTGGGTAAAAAAACTTTTTGTTGATCCTTCTCCAATCAATAAACCTTTTTGGGCTACTGATGCAGAAACAGGTCAAACAATAAAATGGCCTAAAGGTCACTCTCGTGAAGGAGAACCTTTATTTAAAAGAAGGTTTATACCTGCTACGTTATTTGATAACCCTTATTTATCTGATGATGGATTATATGAAGCTAACTTACTTTCATTACCTGAACACCAGCGTAAGCAACTGCTTCAAGGTGATTGGGATGTTAATGAAGGATCGGCATTTCCTGAATGGAATAGGAGCATACACGTTGTTAGTCCTTTTAATATACCTGGTAATTGGGTAAAGTTTCGTGCTTGTGACTATGGTTATGGATCTCATACAGGAGTTGTATGGATTGCTGTATCACCATCAGAACAGCTAGTTGTATATAGAGAACTGTATGTAACTAAAGTTATTGCTACTGACTTAGCAGATAGAATAATGGAATTAGAAGAAGGTGAAAACATTAGGTACGGAGTTCTTGACTCTTCTTTGTGGCATAAACGTGGAGATACAGGGCCATCATTAGCTGAACAAATGATTATGCGTGGTTGTAGATGGAGACCAGCAGACCGTAGTAAGGGATCTAGAGTAGCAGGTAAAAACGAATTACATAGAAGATTACAAGTAGACGAGTACACTGAAGAACCTAGACTTGTATTTTTTAATAGCTGCACTAATACAGTTGCACAAATGCCAGCGTTACCTTTAGATAAAAATAACCCTGAAGATGTAGATACTAATTCTGAAGATCACTTATATGATGCACTTAGATACGGTGTTATGACAAGACCAAGAAGTAGCTTATTTGATTTTGATCCTTTTGCACAAAAAGATGGATTTCAAATGAGTGACCCAACTTTTGGATATTAAGGAATAAATATGGAAGAAGATACACTAGATAATGAAATGCTATTTGACTCCTCTGAGTCTTCTGCATTAGATGATAATGATAAAGAAGACTACAGTGATCCTTCTGCTGGCAGAATTATAGAATTAGTAAAAAGTTGTTATTCTAAAGCTTCTACAGGTAGAGAAATTGATGAAACTCGTTGGATACAAGCCTATAGAAATTACCGTGGAATCTATGGACCTGATGTACAATTCTCAGGCACTGAAAAATCTCAAGTATTTGTTAAAGTTACTAAGACTAAAGTACTAGCAGCTTATGGTCAGATAGTAGAAGTATTGTTTGGTAATAATAAATTTCCTATTACAGTAGATCCTACTACTTTACCAGAAGGTGTGGCTGAGTCAGTATTTTTTGAAAGTAATCCTGAGTTAGTTAAGGCACAGGAAATTTCTCCAGAAGATAAAAAACTTCTTCCTGGTGAAACTATGCCACAGCTTCAAGAACGATTAGCTGGTTTACAAAGTAAATTAGAACCTGTAGCAGATAGATTAAAAGAAGGTACTGGTTCTACTGCAACAGAAATTACTTTTCACCCAGCAGTAGTAGCTTCTAAGAAAATGGAAAAGAAAATCCATGATCAATTAGAAGAGTCTAATGCTAATAAACAATTACGAGTAGCTGCTTTTGAAACTGCATTATTTGGAACTGGTATTATGAAAGGTCCATTTGCTATAGATAAAGAGTATCCTAATTGGGATGAAGATGGTGTATACTCACCTACAATTAAAACTATACCACAAACTTCAAGTGTATCTGTATGGAATTTTTATCCAGATCCTGATGCAGCTAATATGGATGAAGCAGAGTATGTAGTAGAAAGACATAAAATGTCTCGAAGTCAAATACGGGCTTTAAAACGTAGACCTTTTTTTCGTTCTAACTGTATTGATATGGCAATTTCTATGGGAGAAAATTACACCAAAGAATGGTGGGAACAGGCTATGGAAGATGAAAGCCAAGAAGCTAAAGCCCAAAGATATGAAGTTCTTGAGTTCTGGGGTAATATAGATGTTGAAGTTTTAGAAGGACATGATGTAGATATACCAGATGATATGAAAGACCTAGATCAAGTGAGTGTAAACATATGGACTTGTAATGGTCAAATACTAAGACTTGTAATGAATCCGTTTACTCCTAACTTAATACCATATTATGCAGTACCATATGAAGTAAATCCTTACAGTTTATTTGGTGTAGGTATAGCTGAAAACATGGATGATACTCAGACATTAATGAATGGCTTTATGAGAATGGCTGTTGACAATGCTGCATTATCTGGTAATATGCTAATAGAAGTAGATGAAACTAATCTAACACCTGGTCAAGACTTAAGTGTGTACCCCGGAAAAGTCTTTAGACGCCAAGGGGGTGCACCTGGTCAGGCAATTTTTGGAACTAAATTTCCTAATGTATCTAATGAAAATATGCAGATGTTTGATAAAGCCCGTGTATTGGCTGATGAGTCTACAGGCTTTCCTAGCTTTGCTCATGGTCAAACTGGTGTCCAAGGAGTGGGACGAACCGCTTCTGGTATTAGTATGCTTATGTCTGCTGCTAATGGCAGTATACGTAATGTGGTCAAGAATGTTGATGATTATTTATTAGCACCACTTGGTAAAGCATTCTTTAATTTTAATATGCAGTTTGATTACGATACTGAAATTAAAGGTGACTTAGAAGTTAAAGCTCGTGGTACTGAATCATTAATGGCTAATGAAGTTAGATCACAAAGATTAATGCAGTTCTTAGGTGTAGTTCAAAATCCAGTACTAGCTCCATTTGCTAAGATGGATTATATAATACGTGAAATAGCAAAGAGCATGGATCTTGATCCAGATAAATTAGTTAACTCTATGGGTGATGCTGCAATACAAGCAGAAATACTTAAGAAATTTAAAGAAGAAAATCCACCACCTGAAGCTCCAGCAGGAGCACCTCAACCTGCAGCACAAGGGGCACAACCCCCAGCAGGTGCTCAAGTTCAAGATACTCAAGGATCAGGTGGAGGTCAAATAGGTACAGGTAGTGTACCTACTCCAGGAGAACAAGGCTTTTCAGCTAATACAGGGCAACCTCCAATACAATGAATAAACTAAAAATGTTTGTAAATAATCCAGAACTTTGGGAATCTTTTGTTGAAGAACTAGAAGTGCGTCTTGAAGCTAATCACAAACAATTAGAACAAATAACAGAAACAGAAGAACTACATAGACTGCAAGGTGTAGCAAGAACACTACGGGCTTTTATGAGATTAAGGGATGATGTAAATGGTAGCTGATAATTTAATGAGAAGATATGCTTTACCTACAAGAGTAATTTACCCAGCATTATCCGACGATAAATTTAAAGTATTAGATCAATTACCTTTACCTTCTAACCCTAATGAAGACTCTGCTAGAGAACAAGATTTAATTAAAAAAGGTTTTGATAATAAAGACCTTGAAATTTTATCTAGTTTTAAAAAACCAACTTTATCTCAAGCAATGACAGCTACTAAAAACGTAGAATTAAAAAAATTAAAAGATTTACAATTTTCTTTAAACTCAGAATTACCAACCCTTACTAGAGAACGTGAAAATATTAAAGCTAAAACATATGCACAAGAAGATTTAAATAGTATTAGAAGTGGTGTTTATAATCTTGCATTAAATTTAGGTGCTGAACCTAGGATTGCAGATAATTTTTCTACTGCTGCAGATTGGACTCCTATTATCGGAGATTTTTCTGGTTTTGAAGATGCAGTTATTAATTACAAAGATGGTAATTATGGTGCTGCTACCTTTGATGCAGTTCTTGCAACTATTGGTTTAGCTCCTATTGCAGGAGATATCTTAAAAAGAATTCTACAAAATAGTAGAAAAATAAAAAGTAAAGATCCCTATTATGATTCAACAGAAGAATTAGATAACGGAATTAATTTAAAGTTAATTGCTGGTACTAATATATCAGATCCTAATACACTAAAAAAACTAGAAGAGTTTGAAATTAAAAGAAGAACTGTAGATAAAATATCAGAACAAAATAATACTGGTTGGACTATTCATCCAGTTACTAAAAGACCTATTTTTGAAATAAGTGATGCAGAAGCAACAGTAAATCATAAATTTATTACTGGACCAGTACTTAAAAAATCTGACTTATTTAAACAATCAACTGATATGGATAAAGTAACAACACTACAAGAAATTTTTAAACACAAAGAACTGTATAAATTATACCCAGAATTAAAAAATATGAGGGTAGTTGTTAATAAAACATTACCTAAAGGTGTAGTAGGAAGTTTTCAACAAACAGCAATGTATGGACCAATATTAACTATAGCACCTTATAAAGAAATAGGAAGATTTAAAAATATTAAAAATATTGATAACCCTGATGAAATAGCTAATATTGATTTTGCAGTTGAAAATGTTTTAGAAGAATATAAAAAAACTATTTTACATGAAGTACAACATGCAATTCAACAAATTGAAAAATTTCCAAAAGGTGATAACATGGATTCTTCAGGTTCAAAATTTATGGATTGGTTTGATTCATTACCCTCAAGTGAACGTAATGAAATTCAATTTCCTGTAGCAGATCAAATGGGTAGTGAATTTGTAAGTGATATAAGTAGTTCTAGATTACCAGAAAGTTTAAAAGTTTATTTTTATAAAAATACATCTGGGGAAATAGAAGCTAGAGTAGCAGAAGCATCTCA